AGGAACTTGACTAACGGGAATTTGATCTTCCATAAAACACGCATAGATGCTAAAAAAAGACTAGCATCTAAACAAAGAAACTGCTTTATGGCATACGGTATTCGCAAGGGTCTTGAAGACATTGCGTACGAACTCAAAGGCATCAAAAACATCCTGGGTGCCATGTGGAGTAGCAGGTACAAAAACAATGAAACGGACCAAGTTGGGCCAGAAGCCTATGCAGATGAGTACATCTCAACAGAAGAGTGTGCACAAAGGCTTAATGTTTCAGATCAAACTATTCGCAATTGGATCTTGATCGGAAAAAAAGATCCGTCCAAAGGCTGGACCCAGAACATTCATTACGTCAACATCTCTCCTGACATCAAGAAAAAAGATACAATCCGAATACCCTGGAATCGGCTGATTGCTTCGTTTGCCAAAAATAACGACGTATCTCTTTTGTCTTTCAGAGCTAGGACAAAGTACAAAGATGTGCAGGAAGACAAGCAAAAATATGTGCCTAACCGCTCTGTGCCCAGGGGGGAAGATGGCGAATAATCGCTTCCATGCTATTGAGATTGATTTTGTTACCACTGAAAATTACAAGGAACTTCTTCCTAAGGGTCTTGCAGATCAAGTGGAAATGTTCTTGCCTCCCGAAGGGTCTTTTGATACTGATGTCCTGCGCAGGTACTTGTACAACATAAAAGAATTCGAGAAGGAGGACCCACACTTTAATGTGACTCTGGCCAATCGCCTGCGTATTGCATTTGCAGATATGGCACCAGACACAATCTGTGGTAAATTTCCAGAAGCTGATTTGTCTCTCAAGCGACGCTTGCGTTGCGTAGCCGAGTACTTAATTCGGGCAGGAGAATTTGACAAGCTAAAAGACGAGAATCAAAAGCTCATCAAAAAACGAGGCAATCTAGGAAAACTTGTCGTAATCTACAAGCCACTTCCTAAAATGAAACAAATACTGATTCGTCAAGGACTCTTAAAAAATGAACAGGCGTGAAAAATTAATTGCCTCTGCGCTCCAGGGGGATCTAGATACGACTAAAACCAGAATGCTTGATGCCACCATCAAGTTGATTCTTGGTGACATGGGGCAACATTACTGCAAGCTATGGGATGCAGAAGGGCCTGGCATCATGGTGTTTCAACCCACCAACAAAGAACGCTCAATGTTCTTTATGACGCTGAAAGAATTGCACTCAGCACAAGAAAGTTGCGAACGAGAAGACAATGGTGACCTCGCAGAAACGTTTAGACGCATACTTGCGGCGGCGCAAAAAATTAATCCGCAGGAGAAAGCTGGATATCTTGTTAACGATAACGATGGGATGCGTTATCTTGAGATTGATTATTGCCAGGTGAGCGAGAAGTAATGCCGTCTTTTCGTGGTAATGCGCACACCGATACATTCGAATGGATATCTGGTGCCGACCTGATCAATTCTGCACACATGTTGATGGGAGGCATCGACCTTGACCCTGCAAGTTCTGCTGTAGCAAATAGCTACGTCAATGCTGACCACTTCTATACACCAGAGGATGACGCATTAAATGAACAGGACTGGTTTGGAAATGTTTACGTCTTCCCTCCAAACTACACGTACTTTTGGGACATCAAGTCCCAGAGGTGGAAGCGTACTCGCGGCTTGTCGCATACTTTGATTTCAGGGTACGCACTGTGGTGGCGAACTCTAAAAAGAAAGTGGCTGTCAGGTGAAGTCAAGCAAGGCTTGTACTTTGGCAACTGTCCTGACATGATTCGTTACGCTCAAGACATCTTTGATTTTCCTATCTGCTTTTTAAAAAACACACCCATGCTTCGGCGACATTACTTTGAGGACGGTCGAGTCGAAGCTAAAAATACGTGCAGTTCTTTTATTGTCTACCTACAGCCAAGCGATGGCCTGGACAACTACACCCAAAATTTCATTGACATTTATTCGGAGAAAGGGCGGATCATCACCTGATTATGTAGACTGATTATCGAATCAACGGTCTTATGAGCGTACTAGCCGACTGGGAAATCAAAGAGCTGGCTGAAAAAGAAGAGATGATCTCTCCTTTTATTGATCGTTTAATCAACAAAGAGGATGGACGGCTCCTGCTCAGCTATGGTCTCAGTTCATATGGCTACGACATTCGCCTATCACCAAAGCAATGCTTAATTTTTGGTAAGATCCAGGCTGGAGATTGTGACCCCAAGGCCTTTGATGAAAACATCCTGAAGCCAGCCGAGTTGCTGGAAGACGAAAAGGGCGAGTACTTCCTGCTTCCTCCCTATGGCTACTGCCTTGGCGTTGCCATGGAACACATCAAACTTCCACGTGATGTGACTGTAGTTGCGGTTGGCAAATCTACGTATGCACGATCAGGAATTCTGGTGAACATTACGCCTGCAGAAGCTGCCTGGGAAGGTCACCTGACCCTTGAGATCAGCAACTGCACGGGACTGTTTAATCGCATCTATGCCAACGAAGGCATTACGCAGCTCCTTTTCTATCGTGGTGAGCCCTGCCATGTGAGCTACCAAGATCGCAAGGGTAAGTACCAGAACCAACCCTATGAGGTTGTCTACAGCCAGGTTTAACCAAAACCGTAGAAGGTGCCACCACTGCGCCCAGGTTTCCTTGCGTAGTTGGTGCCACCAGCTTCCCCAATGCGGTCCCCAAGGTTTGGGATGGTGACTCCTCCAATAGTCGCCTCTGACCTTGGGGTCTTTCCATCCATGGTGGTGTCCCTTAGCATGCGTGTTTGCTGAAACTTCCCGGCACTCTTGGAAGCTCGAAGGAACTTTGCAATACGATCCTGCGAATCATTAAGACTTTCTGCAGATGCTCTTGCGTCTGAGGCAACTCGACGCAGGTCAGTATCATACGCTTGTTCTGGATTTAGGTCAGAAACTTCAGCTCCCGACGTACCAGAATCGTTGCGTGGGTCGTATGTAGCGTCGAAGAATCTTGCCATGATAATATTATAAAAACAGTAAATCAAGCCACTTAATAGTCATGCACGGCGCGGCGGGATTTTTAGATAGTTTTGTTCAAGATGAACTGAATTGTCGTTGTCTTAGTGAAGAAGATTTTGGCGCACCTCTCGCCAACGAAGAAAATGATGTACCCTTAATGGATATGTACAACAGAGGGTTAACCCTATGTCAGGACGGAAGGGAACGGACAAACTTGGCTCTCGAGGGGGGACGGCCTGGAGCAACGGGATATATACCGACAATGGAGCAAGGAGTGATGATGGGAGCATCACCGAAACCCAAGGCGTTAGTACTGGATCTGGGGGCACCGAACGAGGAACTGATGGAACAGTCTCGTCTTCGCCGTGGTTTGCGCCGATAATCAGCGACTTGACTGAGTGCAAGGATGGTGTCTGCCCAGTGCCCTGGGCCACCAAAGAAACTGCTCCTGTGGTCCAGGAGGATTTGGTAAACCATCCGTCTCACTACGCAGATTCCGCTATTGAATGCATCGATGCCATTGAAGCGCAATTAACCGCAGAGGAGTTTCAAGGTTACCTTCGAGGTTGTTGCATTAAATATCAATGGCGCTGGCGAAACAAGGGCGGTGTGCAAGACCTTGAAAAATGTCGCTGGTACTTGGACCGGCTAATCACCGTCAACGAAACTCAGAACGGCTGAAGGTCGTCGCCTTCTTCGTCATCCTCGTCGTCGTATATACATGCGGCGGCGAGTTCTGCTAGCTCTAGATCAGTGGGAATGTCGAAGTCAATCTCAATATTTTCAGACGCCATGATCTCTTTTACTGCATACCACTCCATCAGGCGTTGATGGTAGAGGTTCAACAGAGCTGCGTAGAGGTCGTCCCAGGTCATTTCTTGGGCCGCAAGCTCAGCTTTGCGCATCGAGAATTGAAGCTCTAGAGGAAGTTCAAATTCCCGTGGCTCTACTGAACGCTCCATTCCGCTTTGCACGTTTTTAATGCAACTATTCTAATTCTACCTGTCAAAGACAGTGTTGAAATCATCGGGGTCGTACTCGTCAGCGCGGAATGTGTCCCAGGGTTTTTCGCTGACCCTAAACTCATTTGCAAAGCGGGACAATACATAAGGATTCAAGCTCTCTTCCAGGTGCTTAATAGCTTGTATTTCATGCTGAGCCCCAGAGTAAACCCTGAATGCAGACAACAAAAGACGTGCGCACGGCTGCACAAATGCATCGGCATCTTTTAACAGAAGGTTTGTTTCTTCACGGCGCCGATCAAGAAGGCTTCCAATGACTTGATGGTCCACATCAAAAACCCACCTTGTCATTTCTTCAGTTACTTCTTGCAGGTCTTCATGTTCCAAGTTATCGACAATGCTGCTGTAGAAAAAGGAGTCCCATCCCACAGAATGAATAAAAGAAATCAACGCCTGCCTAGCAGAATCACTAATGCCAATGTTGAGTTTTGATAACTGAGTATCGATTACGTCTACTTCGTGAAACAAATATTCAAGCGCCTTCTCTTTACTGCATCGATGGCCGCGTTTTACAGGTGAGCCATCAGGATAAAACTGTGTTCCATATCCAATGGTGTAAGGTTCTCCACCTGTACTTGGATCAGCGTAAGCTTTCTCGTTAAAGCCCTCATGCTTGCAAATTAAATTAATTGCAGATGTGTGATCAGTCATGGGGGGTAATGAAGCATTACCCCAATCATACACAATTTTTAAGTGTCCTATTGACACTCGTTCATGACATTAACCTTGGCCACGATAGCGTTTTTGCCCAGGCTTTAGCTTAGTACTTTTAGAACGCCCTTGCCGTGTCTTCTTGGGCTTGGATTCAATTTTAATTGTGGAGCTTGACTTGGGTTTTGCCATGGTTGTCACCAGTTGTAATTACACAAGTGAAACCTCACTTGTTCTGGCAGTTTACCTGATGCGTGACCCAACGGCAATTGCTTGGGCAATAATCGCCATAATTATCGGTGCGGTCCAGCTCCAGGTCTTGTTCTGCTCCGTTTTCTTCCGCCCACTTTTTAAACGCTGGGTAACTTAAAAGCCACTCATCACATACTTGAATGCCTTTGGCAATGTACGTAGGATACTCTTTGCAACGACGACGCATTTTTAACCATCGTCCATATAACCAATGGCCTTTACTGTACTTGTTTTTGGCATCTCCATGTATTGTATTTGCTTTTTTTGTTGCGTTAATAGTGAAATCAGTACACGCGTGTACATGTTTCCTGGCGCAAGAACGGCAACGGCCTTGCCATGTTTTCAAAGAATCTTTTCTTTTGTTACAAGGTTTAAAGCAGTCCTTGCACAAAGCCACAATATATTTATTTTTAGCCATCCAAAACTTTCACTACCAGTTAAAGTCTACCACGAATAATGGCAGCTCCACCATCCGGGAGTCAGTTTGTCCTTCTTCTCGGAACAGTTGTGCCTGGCCTTAAAGTTAGCACGCCTTCCCTCGTCCTTGTGCTGCGTGTAATCTTCGTAACCTCTGGCACCAAAACGGACAATACCCTCCTTGCCCCCTTGGCACGCTTTTACCACGTATTTGTGCTTATCCCCTGCCGGCGCACGTTGCGGTTTGTTGCAAGCCATCTTATCTTTCTGAAATCTTTTTGCGGCACTGGCCGCTTTCTTGCGTTTGTCAGCCATTAGAAGGAACCAAAGAAGGAACTAGAAAAAGGATCGGACAAATCAGATGAACCTGTTTTACCTGCTGTGGGAGAAAGGTTTAAACGTGACTTGAATTCCGAAAGGATATCACTACCTTTCTTAATTTTAACTGGAGAACTCGGTTCTTCCTCTTCTTCTGTATCTTCCTCTGGGAAGAAAGAAAAGTATTTGCTTTTTGGTTCTGTAGTCTTAGGCGTTACCTTCTTGGGTTCTTCTTCTCCAAATGAAGATAAACTTTCCAATTGACCAATATCCGAAAAAGGATCTCCTGTTGGCTTGAATTTATAAAGCTCACTGGGCGCCTTGCCACTATAAACAGTTTGGAAAATTTTCTTGTCTTCTTCTGTGGCATCAGGCATAAAGTCACTGTAAAACTCTTCTTGGCTTCCCTGGTACCCCGCCGATTTAAAACGACTAAACAAAGCGTCATCAACTCTCTTGGCTTCTTCCCTTTTATCAGAAGCACGCTGAATGTACTCAACGCCCAACAGCTCTTGTGTTGGAGTTTCACTTTCCTGGTTAAGTTTTTTAATTTGCTCTCTAATGTCCAGGGCATCCGAACTGCGGATGCTATCAGAGATCATCTTCTTTAATTGCGTAAGATCTTCTGTATTTGAATCCAGGCCATAAAGCTTTAAGACCTTCTCTGTTTGTTCTTTATTTTTTAACGGGTCTAGTTTATTTACAAACTCATCGGCAAACTCTTCTGGGTTAACAAACTGGCCAAAGACTGTTCCAATTTTTGCGTATTTATCAGCAAGGTATGGCGTCAGTACTTGTTTTAAGTAGATCTGCGCAATTCGCGGATTGAATACATCAGGAGCAGAGTCGTACTGCCTGGCTTGTCCTAGTACTTCATAGTGCAGCTTGGCAAAATCTTCTTTGTTGTTTACGTCAAAACCATATAAATATGCCTTGGCTTGCCAGTTAATATCATTGCCATTATCATCTTTTGTTGTCTCACCAGCCTTTGCTTTCTCCCAGTCATTTGCAATATCAGTCTTTTGCTTAATGTATTGATCTGGAATGGTGTTACCCCATTCTTTTTGAAACTGATCGCCCAAAAGCACAGGAGATTTTCCTTCCGTGCCAACACCTTTTTCAAGGTAGTATTGACCTGGGTCAAAGTAATAATCAGAATTAAACTTACTTGTCCCCAGGGAGTCAAGGGCTTTCATCCAAGAAACAGAAGCTGATTCCGCCGCATTTTTTAAACTTTGCAGACGGTCTTCCGTTTGGAAAATGTTTTGCTTGTCTTTATCTACGTTAATGTAATCCCTAAATTCGCTGATTGATTTTGACGCATTAAACCTAGGCAGCAAATAATCATTAAAGAAGTCTTGCGCAAATTGAATGTCAGAGTCAATTCTTTTGTCTGGCTCCAGGTAGTCCGCTGGTTTGTTGTTGTAAATGTCTTGTGCTTTTTGTTTTTCTTGTTGTGTAGCCGCTGGGTTGTTTAATGTTTTGTACGCGTCATCGTAGTCCGACCATTTGGCTAACGTGTCGTTATCAACCCAACCTTTGGCACGACGCGCTGCTTCGTAGTCAATCCACTCTTGTTTTGTTGTTTTACGTTGGTTGACTGGTACGTAATCCTTGGGTAGATTGGCTGCATTAACTTTTTGCTGCGCACTAATATTACCTGGATCTTTTTTTAACGTCTCGTATGCATCGTCATATTGCTTCCAAGATTTAATCTGATCCTCGGTAACAAAACCATTGTCAATATTACGCTGGTAACCGGGAACGTAATCATTTGGTACGTCTAAATCACCTGCGTATTTTTTCTCGATCTCATCAAAGAACCATTTCTCCCAGTTGTACAACAGGCCGTTGTTGCTTCCAAACACTTTTCCTGTGTCTAGTGACAAGTTGAACTTCTGAGCAAGATCATCTTTTTGCTGTCCCCCCAAGGAAAGAATGCCTCCCACTCCTGATTCTTGCAAAATAGAATTGGCGACATTCTCACGCATACCAAGAATCTCTTGGCCAAACGAAGTGCCACTTAATAGGTCAAACTTTTGTTCTGCTTTTTTTGCTTCAATTAAAGCTCTGCGGGAGTCTTCTAAAAACTGCCTTTGAAATACAGCGGCCTTTTCAGTTTGTTTGGATTCAGCTTCACCTGCGACTTTGGTAAGAGCCGTGTCGTACTCAGATAGCTTTGTGTCAACAGCGCCTATTTGTTTGTTGGCCTGAATATCTTTAATTAATTTCTGAGCACCTGGGTACTGAGTTGAGTCCAGCTGGTATGCCTTGGTCAATAATTCACCAAAACCAGCTTCTGACTGTATCTCTGGTTCGGCGCCAGTGGCTTCTTTTACTGCTTCATAAAGCTTTGCCCAAGGCTGCTTGGCCTCTTTCGGGAAACGCTCTGCATATAAAATTTCTGACTTTGCGGTACTCCATTGATCTTTTAACTGTGCGTTGCTAGTGACAAGATTTCTGTATTGACTAGCAAGGTCTCTGAGCTGATAACCTTCAGTTGTTTGTTTTAACCCAAGAATATCGGTTGCAATCTTGTCGCGCTCAAATTGACGGGCGGCATCTGTTTTTCCTGGAACAGACTCCTCTACCTTGCCATATTCAAACCCATCAGTAGGTGTAAGTGGCTTAAAGCCTGGATCTCGCTCGCCTTTTTTCTTCGCATCATTTTGACCAATGTTGCTGTAATGCCATAACGCATATGCTTCGTAGTTTGGGTAACGACCTAATACGTCAAGGTCTTCATTTTTTACTGCATTATCCCAGACTTCTCTTGCACTTTTGCCACTTGTGGTGCCGCTGTAGTATTCAGGGTCAAATCGAATTGTGTTTTCAAAACCCTCAAAAGGGACTTTTGCCCCTGAAGATGTGTCCCAGGGAGACACAACTTTTGTTGTATAGAAAGAATCGAAAGCCGCTTTAACGTTCTTTTTTGTTGCGTCGTCGACGCTAGAGTCGTCAATTGTTTTTTTGGCCTTTAAGTAATCCCCAGGCTTGGACGCTTTTGCATAGGCGTCAATTGCTTTGTATAGAGAATTAACCTTTGCCGCCTCTTCATTTTTTTTACTGTTTCTAGCGTTGTCTCCACGGGCAATTATCTGTGCTGTTTTTAAATCATCGACTTTGTCTGTGGTCCAGTAGACACTTCCTGCTTTTTCAAGAGCTTTTAGGATCTCTTGTTGGTCTCCATCAATAGAGACAGTTACTGTACGTTCCTGCTCAACAGGTACGTCATAATACGTTGTCTGCCCTTTAACTGTATAAGGCCTTAAATTTGTTCCGGTATATACCCATAATTTAATAGGAGTAGATACAGTATCAACTACAGGGTTATTTGCGTTCTCATATTTAATATCCCATTTATCCTGGCTTGCATCATATGAAATTGACATCTTAAACAGCTTCCCTAAACACGGTTAAATCGCAAACAAAAACGTCAAAAGGTTCTTGTTTAATCCAGGCATTAATTCTATCCATCCTAGCTTGAGTAAAGAACTCTTGTCTTTCAAACCATTCATTCATCTTGGCACTTGCCTTGGATGTATTGCACCTGCGACAGGCTGGAACAAGGTTTGTTCTATTGCTTGAACCTGATTTAAACCTGGGAATCACATGATCCAATGATGTGGCATCCGCCTCACAATAAGCACATTTGCAGTCCCAGGCATCGTATATAGATTGACGGTAACGTTTCTTAGCTAGCTTTGGAGTTAATTCAATGAGCAGGGCAAGGGGTTCCTGTTCGCAATTGAACATACTCTTTTGTGCTGTTAATCTATTTTAATTTGACCCGTATTTGTTCTTGCCTAAGTAAAGAGATAAAATTTTTCTTAAGTCTGTTGACATGCTCTTGACGTGGTGTAAGTTACGTCTGTAAGCACCTCCTTGGTCATGGCTAAGCATCCCGGTTGGGTCTCCGTCCAGCAAGCGGAAGAACTCCTCGGCATTGATCGCAAGACTCTCTTCAAGTACCGCGACAATGGCACGCTGAAACTTGGCCCGCACTTCGCTGCTTTTCCTGAGACTCGTTCACGCGATAACTACCGCTGGAACATTTCTGCAGTGCGTAAGCATCTGAAAAAACTTGAAATGCAAACGGCTGCTGCCTGAAGTTAGGTAAGTACTGATCAAATGCCCCGTCTTGTGCGGGGCTTTATTTTGTCTACTCTTCTGGCGGAATACCGTTCACATAACCAGACCAGGCTAGTCCCACGGCTTCAATGGTCGATAGCTCACCAGAGGCAAAGGGTAGATGTACGACATCACCAGCATGATAGATGGTAGGCCGACCACTTATCTGGAACTCACTAAAACCATACTTGCGAACATCATCTTGCTCTTGTGAGTAAATAAAGTTTGTATCTACAACATCTCCAAAGTTTGGCGTTGTCATGAAGATGCTGGCAATTGGCCTAGTGATGGCTTGTATGCAGTGCCATCCTTGTCATACATTGTAAAACCTCTCATCATGACAAAGTTAGCTGGAATATTGAACAGTTTCTGCATCATCGGCATCATCATTGGTGATTGGCAATTGTATGGGGGCACATCCATCATCGACAAAGATGTTCTTGACAAGTCGGCAGCGATCAGCTCCTTCTGTTCATTTTCAGTTTGATCAACCAACCTTTGCTCCCATGCAGCCATACTTCCTTCTTCCACTGGAAAATCAGACGGCTCTGGCGGGAAATTACCTTCTGCAAACTTCATGGCATAGATGTGTTTGCAGTAACGCATCTCATCTAGTAACGGTGCCCAGAAATCTGTAATCGAAGTGATCTGACCATTGGCTGAAGTGTAGTCTTCGTATAAAGGCATACCTTCTGCCCTGGAGCCAGGGATCGAAGGGTTACTTGTATTTCTTAGGTATGTGGCGCCAAACTCACGAAATACTCCAGCAAAATCCCTGGTCGCATCTGGATCCACTGTTGATATTGTGTTTACTTCAGGTGGAACTGTGTACTGTGCCGAGGGCGCAATAATGTCCATTTTGCGATCAACCGTTGCACTTGTCATCGCATTGTTATTCAACTTTCCGTTTAGTTTTGTTTTCTCATATCGACCAGGCTTAATAGAAGCAATACTTGTTCGCGGGAATATCTTCTTGGTACCTTCGCCAAGAGTATTCATGAACGAGTAATCACGATGCGTAAAGTCTTGGCAAGAGCAACAGTATCTTGAGCCTGTTATCAAGTATCTATTAAGGCTGGGACCTTTAGTTGCTGGTGTAATCAACGCCGAGTCTGGTGTAGCTTCAACAGAACCCGACTTACGAAGCTTTAAGATTCCAGTGAAAGGATACGTCTCCACGATGACAGCTTGGATGTAACCGTATCGTTTTTGCGTTGTCGGATCAATTGTTTCTTTGGTGATCGGAGGTGCGCCAACAGTGATGACACGGTCCTCCAGGATCTCACCATTGATCGCTCTAAGGCCGTTAGGAACGCCAGGAAGGGCCACGTAGAACGGTGGAGGCAGTGGATTGCTTGTGCTCCAGTTCCCGGCGAGCTTGACGTACCAGTACGCAGAATCCTCCGTCACCATTTCAATGTAAAGCCTGGTGCCTGTCGTCTTGTCAATCAAGTTGTCGCACCGCAAGGATCCCGCCAAACGAGCCCCAGCCCAGTGCATGCCAAACTCTTTGTTCTTAGTAGGGAATCCTACAAAGGTTCCGGGGATCGTTGGTTGGGCTGCTGCAACGGAAGCAGGTGTTCCAGCTGGTACTGGAATTACGTAACTAAAGGGATATTCATACGCATTGTCATAAAAACAAGCGGTTGCAATTTCGTAACCTCTACGCCAACGTGACCAAGCCGATTCCCTATTTATTGCACTTAAAGAGTTTGGTACAGCACCAGAGGAGAATTCAGTTGTAATAGGTTTTAAACGAAAAGGATCCCTGTCAGAAGCTCTGACAAAGGATCCGAACTTATCTCCGCCCTTTGGGGCCATGACTTAGAAGAAGCCGCCTTGCGCAATAACGTGCGCACCGGGGATATAACCAGAGCTGTTGGGACCGTCAGGGAACACACCAACGTAAATACGATCGCCTCGCTCCAGGTAGAGACCCTTGTTGCGCAGCGGAGCAGTCTCACCAAGGCCAGTAGTATTTCCTGCCGTGACTGCAGGCACAGCCAGTTGTGGCATTAGATCTGAACAGTCAACAGTCTGCGTGTTAGCTGGAACTGTCTTGGCAAACAAAATGCGGTAGTCACCTGAACCAGGGATAGGCGTCGTTGTACCACGTGTATGGTAGAACACAAAAGTTACGGCCTGCTGGTAGCCATATGAAATACCATTGTATGTAAACCCTGACGCAATACCACCTGAGTAATTTAGTGCTGTATTGATTCCAGTGAGAGTGGTGGAGCCTGTATATGTGTAATAACCATAACCGGAGAAGGGTGCGCCACCGCCAGTCAAGATACCAGTCTGTGAAATAAAGACAATCTGGCCACTTACAAGAGAGATGGGCGTACCAGAAGTTGCCGTCTTGACTTCATAGTCTGCATCACGGTAATAATCATTACGCGTGATAGTGATTGAATCAATAACGCCGCCGGAACTATTGTCCTCACTTAAGGTCGCATCCATGTCGACCAGGATGGACGGCGCCTGGCCACCCTGCACAAACAATGTATTGGTAGATGCACTGCCAACAGTTTGCGTCGTGACCCGCACCGTATCAATAAGCGGGCGATCAACTAATAAGGGCTGCTTGTTCGTGGATGTCGAGCTCAATGCCGTTCTCCTATATAAAGTAAATTATCTCGTTGAAAATATTCTAATGCAAATAATGTTTTGTTGTTATTCAGTAAAACTACCCAGCGATCCGAAGGGTGTATTGGGCATCTTCATAGATGCCCTTGCAAGAAGATCAGGATCTTGCTGAAGAGCAAGAAAACGTTGGAACGATTCAGACCTTGGTGCTCCAGCAACGGAAGAGGCTAGACGATTGAAATCATCTACCTTGTACAGCTTGGCAAGTCTGTATTGAATATCCTTGCTGGGGTTAGGCTTGGTTGAGTCTTTACCAGAGAGATAACGGTTGTAATCTCCTGGTAAAGCATCATCGCTACCAACGTAATCTCGACGGTCCATCAAAGCACCTGGAACGGATTTTGGAACGGATTAACGGCGTTAATGTTCATAATACCTTGTGGAAGCATTGCAGGAAGAACCTGTTGTTTGAATGCTTCCAGTAATGTATTGGCCGTTGTTTTTTTGTCTTCTTGATCACCAGTAAGATCAATGCCTGCTTCTGCTAAACGGTAAGCAACACTTTGTTGCTCTCCAGGGAGGGCAGGTGGTGCAAAATCAATACCACCTTCTAGTGATTGCAGTTTAGGCATTAAGTCGCGTGCTGCACGCATCCGGTTCTCATCCTTGGGGATGCCGGCGCGTTCAAAGTCACGACGAAAAACTAACGCTGCTTGCTCAGGTGACTGTGCCTTGCGCAGAGATTCGGCAGCACGGCTTTCGGGTCCTTGTAATTCATGCAATAAGAAATCAGCTTGAAGACCAGCATCGCCTGGGTCAAGCTTTTTTGTTTTTGCAAAATTAACTAAGTTTGTTTGACGGCCACCCGTCCACTGTGCCAAGCCATACCCGCCACGCCCCATGGGGCCACCAACTGCACCACCCTCGTTTACGCGAGGATTAAAGCCAGACTCTTGGGAGATGTTGCCAAGGACGCCTGCAATTTGTGCGTTGCTATAGCCTTGTTGTTTTAACTTACGAGCAACAATAGCGGCGGCGGGACTTAATGACATATTGTTCTCCTTATTCTCCTACCCAATTTGAACTCGCTTTGAGACCAGGGATAAATACGGTTTGCAGCGCAAGGGTCGTAGCTAAATAGGTCAAAGTACGTTTAACAAATTTGGGACAGAGAATCATGGTTTTAAAGCAACAACACTGGCCCCCGTAGATCAAAGATCTGTGTCCAGTTGGCTGGGCTTACATGCTATGCAATGCCAGATAAATCAAATAGGTTGGAAGTTCAACAGCTTCTTGGCGTACGTATTAGCAAACTTTTGAGAGGCATCGCTACCAAAGGTTTCTTCCTCACCAGGGATAGCACCTAACCCATAGGATTGAGGTTGGGTTAGCTGAGAGTAGGTTGGGACTTCACCAATAGATGCAGTCGGTGCGCCAAGGGGCTGGCTGCTTAACGTGGGCCCTTCCATGAATTTATTGAAAGAGCTTGCGGTCTGCATATTATATGCATTGGTCAGTGCGTTAGGACCAATTGCACCCATGCCTAAGTTGACCGGAGTAACACCCGTGTAACTACTGGTTGCAGGGGCGCCAGAGCTGCCGAGGAATCCTGCAGGAGCAGTGCCAGTGAACGCACCCAAGTCAGCAGGCGCACCCATCTGACCTGCATTCAAGGTGCGCTGGATTACGTCGTAACCAGCTTGGCCAGGCTTAACGCGTGACGCAAGATCTCCTGGCTTGCCATATTTTTTTGCCCAAATCTGCATCCCGATGTCTTCTGCAGATTGTTCAGCTTCAGAACCAGGGCCAGCGGCAACTGCTTTTTGGCGAGCCTGTTCGTAACGCTGAAATTCCGGATTCTGTGCGGCTTGTTGTGCAACACTGCTCTTTGTAGCTTCGTAAGCACGATTAGCAGCGGGATTGCTGTTATCTGCGGGCGGTGCTGAAGGCGGAACCGCACCACCTGAAAAAAGACTGCCATATTGTCCACCTACTAAACCGGGTGCACGTTTGTAAACAAGATCTTGGCCGCTTTGAGCAGGATACCAAGTTTGTCCACCAACATTAATTGGACCACTGCCGGCACGCCTTGTATCCCATCCACCTCTATTCATTAATACTTCTTGGCCACCAAGGCGTGCAGCACCTAATGCAGGGATAGCACCTTTACCCGCACCACCAAATAAACTTTGAATGCCGCCAATGATGGGATTGGCTGGTTGCGCACCAGAAATAACGCCGCCTCCACGCAACTTATTTAAAACAGCTTGCTGTTCCCTGGCGCGTTGTTTTTGAGCTGCGCTTTTTTGTGGTTGACGATTCATGCTTACCTCCAAACCTCATGTAAATAAATACGGGAACCAACTGCTGTTGGCTCTATCTATTAATTCGATTCTAAATCAAGACACGCAAACTCTTTGTAAAAAAGCTTTTGTGCATCTAAGGCAGCTTTTTTGGCGTCATCTTCATTCTCAAAGTTACCTACAGTAATGCGCGTTCCGTCTAAAGTGACGCGAACACGATAAAGCCCATTATCTTTTCTCTTGCTGTAACCTACAAAAATCTTGTTGTAGTTATTTTCTGCTTCACTTGCCAACCTTAAGTTTTCCCAGCGATTGTCTTGCGCGTTTCTATTTTTGTGCTCAACCAACATGGAACCAGGATCCGCTCCCGTCATTAGTAGCCAAGCAATCCTGCTAATGTAATAGCTTTTTCCTTTATGTTTTACTGTCCATGTTTTACGTCTTACTGGCCCACCAAGAGAGCCGATTGGCTTGCCAAGTTTTTCTCTGTCCGCATTGCAACGCGACTTTATTAAAAACAACTCACCTGTTTCTGGTATGTATTTGTAATATTCTTTTAACTCTTCAACAGCAGGCAGGGGGCAAGGGGCCACCATTGACTTGATGCGTGTATCAATATATTAGCATACACGGGTCAAGCTATCTCCATAGCTCGTGTAGGTATATACGGGTACCCACGGAAACATCGGCAGGTCCAGGTAATGCCTGGATAAATTCTGCACCAGAGCGTTCGTAACGGTAACGTGCCTGGTACGGATCTTTGTAGTTAGGAACGTAAAGAATGCCAGCTAGACGATTTGTTTCGTAGAGATAAATCTCGTCCCAAACTTTTAGCGCTTCTTTGGCATTACTCGACCGAATGGTACGGTCAACGTCGCCAACAATATTTTCAATCCGAGTGGAAGGAGAGGATGCAACCTCTGTCTTCTTTTCGGCCGTATCGCAACGCCCAATCTGGATAACAATTTTATCGTAGAAGTAGGAATCAGGGACTGTATTCATCGCCTCTTCCAGACGAGCATAGTCACCCGCTGGCACAGAAACAGTGAAGTATCCCAGATGATACCTAATTCTACTTTTGTCGAAGTCGCTAAATTGCACTTCTATGTTCCAGTGTACCTTTTATTATAAAAGCAACAAATCAAGCGACAGTGTCACCAGCTTGATCTATGATGCCCGCAAGTGGATTCATTGCGTTCTGTAAAATGCCACCCAATATTTGACTTTTAAATGCACCAAGTAATGATTGAGGTTCTCTTGTTTGTTTCTTCTCGCGTGGCTGGTAGTTGGTTCCAAGCATGAACGCTTCGATTAAATCGTTTGTTTTGCCTTGGGCTTCTTCGTATGAGACACGCGGGGTTGGCGCCACGCTTGTATTGGTGAGATCAGTTGCCTCGCCAAGCGTTTTCATGTGGCCGTAACCAAGCTCGTACTTATTGTCTCCTGTAGTCCAGGTAGCAAGATTCCCATAGCCTCCTGCATTGGGACGCGGGGTGAACTTGACATCACCTTCGACGTAGATCTCCGTGCCTTCCTTGCCACCGTAATCAACGCCCCTATGGTACGTGCTTGCATTAAGAATGCCTGTGTTGCGTGGCCCCCAGGAGGAAGTCTTAGTTAAACCAGCTGCAGGGTTTAAGATCAACTCACCTTTGCTATCTGTGATGTACTTAGGCACCCTATTGGCACCAACTCGTACGCCTGTGAACTTACTGCGGTGATACTCAGGGTTTTCGTACTCGCCAGTAACAAGGTTCTTTACATATGCATGTAAATGCGGGCCACTGGAAACACCAGAGGAACCGAGCTGACCTATCCGCGTAATCTTTGCCATGCTTGTATTTTAAGACAAGAAAACCCTCGGTTTCCCGAGGGCTACTTGAGATGAGAATCAAACCCTAATCAGATCAGCGGCCATTACAGCATTCCAATCCACCCGTTTAATTTGCTTTAACTGCTCAAGACTGTTAAATCTTTCACCCGATAAAGACATCTGAAGATCTTTAATTTCCCGAGCAGTCTTCAGACCAATGCCTTTAATGTGATCAGCGATCATTTGGGCGGTGGCTGAATTTACATTTAGCCGGGTATCGGGAGGGAAGGTGCGTGGCTCTTCTTGTGCTGCACGATCTTTAACTTGAAGAGTCTTTACTTTTTTAGTAGCAGATTCATCAAGCTCAATCTCTGTCTTGTAAACGGTATAAAGGCGACCGTCTTGGTCTTCGACCATGAACCAATCACCGTTATCCCATTCGCTTACAACCTTGACACGTGCGCCAGTTTTTTTGTGCTGATACAACATAAGGACCAGGGAATTAATCTCTGGTCCTAGTTTACCCTAATCAGCTGACAGTGCGACCAGTCAGGTAGCCGTCAATATCTTCGTAACCAGGAGCTTCGTCAGGCTGGATGTAGCACACTTCCACAACCAGGTAACCGGTGCGGCCAGCACTTGCATCACCACTGGAGATGTAGAAGCCACCGGAAGTAGTGGTGCTGTTAGCGGTTTCCTTGGCGAACACCTTGAGGGTGGTGGATGCAGTGGCAGAGTAGTTAACAGTGCCAGGAGCAACACCGGTGGCGCCGGTGATGGTCAGGAAGGGGTTGGTGCCATAGCCAGCGGTGCCACCAGCAAAGTAGATTTCGCCTACTTGGCTGCCGGAAACGGTGGAGGTCAGGTTGGCCTGAATCACACCTTCGCCCACGCCAGAAGCAGCAGTGGGGTTGTTGGAGCTTACGCGACCGAACGAGATCACGTTACCGGTAGCGGCATACACACCAGAAGCCACGCGGCCATCGCCCCAACCAGAAGCAACGGAGATCGCGGTGCGATACACATAAGCAGGCAGTGTGCTAGAACCAGAGATCACCATGCCAGTGATGTCGGGACGGGTGTCGTCCTGGCGGTAAGGCGAGGGAACAATCACATCAGCAGCAACAACGCCAGAACCAGAGGTGGTCGTCACAGGGACATAACCACGCTGCTGGAAGTAGCGATAGCCAGGGATGGCCAGCACCGAAGTAGGGCCGCCCTTGGAGTAGTCATTAGTGCCGTCAGCAACGACATCAATGTTCTTATACCAGCCGTTCAGGGGTTCAGCCCAGTTGCCGGGATAGATTTTCTTAGCGGACAAATAGGTCATTTATTTTTCCTATAGTTTAGTTATTATTTATTGATCAGATGGTGCCGTCATCTTGCACATAGCTGAACGCGGTGGTCACAAAGTCCTTGTTCAGGATTTCGAAGCCGGCGTACAGTTGCCAGATAAGGATGATGAAACGGCTAAAGTCATCGTTGTTGTTGATGAGCACCTGAGCGTTCGGACCGCCGATACCAACGCCAATGGCTTGAGGACCGAAGAAGTAACCCTGAGCCACTTCCTTGGAAGCGTAGGTACCACCAGTACCAGCGAAGGAGGTATTGATGTTCTTGGTCGGGAAGTTGGTCGACTCGAAGAACTTAACGCCTTCAAACTGCACACCAGTCGGCATGACGGGTTCACCAGCCAGGAAGTAGCCCTGACCAGCTTGGGGACCCATGTAGAAGCTGGCATTGTTAGGCATGCCGGGGTTGCCCATGTACATGCCCTGACCGGGGTTGCCAGCATAACGGGCAATCTCACGGAAGTCGGGGTCACGACGCAGGTGCATCATGAAGGTAGGATCGCAGATGCAGCGATACAGACCATCAGCGTAAGTAGGAACGTTGCGCTTGCGCAGGTCCTTAACAACGGTCAGCAGGTCAGTACGCACCTGGAACTGTTGAACTTCGTTGTCGTACTCAGTAGAGGTGTAAGCAATACGACCAGAAGAATCCTTAACTTTGCCACCAGGGAAGTAGTAACCACCTTGGGTGGTAGACGCGGCACCATTGGCTTCAGCTTTGGCGAGTTCATCAATGAACACGCGGTCGCGCCAACGACGGTAGTCATCCAGCAGCGTCAGGCTACCGATGGACTGGTGGAACATGTTCAGGTTACCGGTGTCCAGCAGCAGACGCTGGGCGGTAATCAGGGTTTCACGAGCAATCTTGAAGGTTGAGGGCTGGGTCGGATCGCCGGGGTCTGCAGGACCGGTGTATTCCTTAAGCACCACCAGGACTTTCTCCTTGGTGATGTTACGGCTGTTAGCGGTACCGATGGTTTGGTCGGCAATACGCTCACGGCTGTCCTTAGTACCAGGGGTACCCCAGAACTTGTAGCGGTCTAACTGAACGGTTTGACCGGGTTGGCGGGTGAAGTCGTGGACAACCACGGGCTCCACAGCCATCTCGGCAATGTAAGCAGGGTGGGGACGGTAAAGTTCCGCACCCAAAATTTTTGGGAAATCGTTATCAAGAAACACTTTTTAATATCCTCCAGAGTCGCGGGACTTGTGGGTGAAAGATTTAGACAAGTTTTTGTCTTATCTAAGACAAATTTTAGCAGGATCTAATTTTTAGTTAAGAATACAAAATTAGACGTACTGCATATTACTGGAACCGTTCGCAGCTTCAGGGTTAATTCCTGCTTGGAAACCAGGAATGCCGATGGCGTTGTACAAATTAGAAGAGCCACCGCCCATCAATCCGCCAAGTCCAGCAGCAACCGGAATAGCTGCCGTAGCTAATGCTGTTTGATTTGCAATACCACGACGTATGTTTGCCGCAGAACCAGCAGCGTTCACTGCTTTACGTGCCATACCCGGTTGCCGCAACGAACCAAGAGCGGCGGCAGCAAAACCAGGAACTAAACCGGGGATAGCTGCAAGGGTTCCGGCATTTGCTGCTTCGTCAAGAATACGAAGAGGGCCCTCGCCTTGTTCTTTGTCTGTTAAGTTTCCAATAACAGAGCCTGTTGCACCAAGAAGACCGGCACCTAAAGCAGAAGCTCTCAAGGCGCCGGCAGGGTTCTTCGCTGCTGCGTTTAATACTTGTCCGTATTTACCAGCAACAGGCATGGCCTCACTCCATCACAAACAGTTTGTTTGCAACAGTGGCAGGCTGAGCTTGGTTCAGGACGCGCCAGGCGTTCTGGGGATCACGGTTCATGATCTCGCTGAAGTTGCCCCAGAAGTTTTCAGGTTGCTGAGGAGCAGCTGCTGCGGGAGGAGCGGGAAACTCACCAACTTGGCCATAAGCAGAAGTGGTGGGATAGCCACGGGTCTCCAGTTCTGCTTCGTTTTCGTACACGGGGTACGGACCTTCAGGACCAAAGAACTTCAGGGTGTAGTCGCTGAGTACATCGGGATTGGTAAGAATCTCGTTGTAGGCCAGGTTCTCTTGGTGCTCGTTGACCGCAAAGTTGGCATAGCCAGCGATTAAGTTTTGAGCACGCTCGCCCCAGGCAACAGCACTATCAAGCATCCCTTCAAGTTGAAGGGCGTAGTTATTTAGTACGGCGGGTGCCTCGATTCCGAACGCGTCGATTACTTGGCGGCTTTCCTGCCCCATCCCCAGGTAATCCGCGATCTGCTCCAGTGAGGGACTGGAAGAGGTTTGGGAATAATTGGGAGAGTAATCCTGGCTGGGCGACCAAGTCTGGGGAGCCGATTGTTGCGTAGCTGGGCTGCTGACTTGTCCGTAGTTCGCCGGGGTATACTGTGTCGGCACCTGCGAGGGTGCTCCCTGGAACGGGGATTGAACTGGTGCGCTCAGAAGATTCACCACCTTGTTGAACGCCGATTCCCACGGGTTCCCCGCCTGTTCCGCCGGTTGGGATTGGGGGGCGTACTGAGTAGGGGCGGATTGGTAGCTGGGGTTCGCCTGTGGTACTGCTTGGGGGTAGCTGGTACCCACCTGATAAGCCACTGGAGCTGCCTGGTAGCTGGCCGGTGCCGCCTGAGGTGCCGGTGCCGCCATCACGTAGCTGCTTGGGGCTACTGCTGCTGGTGCTTGGCTCGTCTGTGGGATCGATTGGACGGTAGCGTCCTGCATAACTCATCTCCTTTTGTAAAGCTTCTAAGGTTCGATACAGATAGGGTGTCAGATCCAGACGAGGATCAGCAGCCATCGGTAAGTCTGGTGATTGAGGGTGAGGAGTCTGCATCATCCCCCCCACCAATTTGGCGAATTGAGAATAAGCATTCTGCAATTCATTCACCATCCTGAACGGGAACCCAGATAACATCTCGGCCCGCTCCTCATCCGTCTTAGACGGAAAGAGGTATTTCAGTGCTTCAATGCTATCAACACCTAATTCTTGTAGGTTGCGAACCACAATAGAATTATTAAGTGTGTCCTGAGTGGTTTCCTCGTACACAGGACCTGTCCAACGCCAAAGCATCGTGACATCGCCATCGGGGATTAACCCAAGAACGCCTGGCGGAATCATTTTTGTTTCCACGCAAGCCATCATAATCTCTTTGACTTGATCATTGAAGATTTTCATTGCTTCCCTGTAGGCAGCAATTTCTTCTTCTGGTGCATCAACAGGAAGATCAACTGGCTTTTCAATACCTGCTGCAGCCGCCAACGATTGACGGAAGAGTTGTTCTTCTTGATAAATAATTAACTCAAGGCAGCGGCAGATGCCATACGTGTAAATAGCATTTGCTTTTTTCTTGGATGTTGCTGATACACGACCAAATAGTGACTTGTATTCAGTTGCGGTAACACCAGCTGAAATTGACAGTTCATCCACACCGCCAAGTGCAGTGCGAATTTCTTCGCGATACTGACGGGCAAATTGATTTTGGTCACCAGTGATTGCATCTGGAACAATGTAACCAACACGGTCATTCGGCTCCAGGTTTGCAATGATCCTTGGCACTCGAATCTGTCCATCAACGCCACGACTGACGGGATCAGCCTTGAACATCGAAGCACTCAAGGATGCAGGGCTGGTGAAGCCAGAGTTTGCTGCAATAGAAGGACGCTGTACCGTAGAATCACCACCTGCCTCAATCAAGTCCGTCTTGGGACGAGATGACAGTAGTGTGGGGTTACCAAAGAACTGAACGTTCTTGCGCATGGTGCGAACCATTTCGTCATGCGTGACGATGTGATTGGCTAATGCATCAAACTCGCCAACACCGTCGTTAGCAAAGCCTTTGGGGTTATTGAAGATCTCAACGCAAGGAATAAAACCGAGCGTATTTTTTAACAATTTTGTTTTACCGGAGACTGCATAGTCCGGCATGTCAAAAGATAATTCACCTTCTGCGTGAGTTTCTTTGATTTCGTCACGCTTAATCGAAAGCCTGATGTAACGCCTTGAAGCCTGACCGTCACCAAGCGTTTTGCCGGTAATATTTGTCTGTGCTATTTCGGCTCCAAAGCCACCAGGGCGACGCACCTTGTAGCTGTAGATGATCACCACCTCTTCCAGGTCACCGTCTACGTTGTAGAACGTGCGGTACTCATGCTCGCGGAAGTAGTAGATGCGATAGTTAATTTTTGTAGGCCTAATGTAGAACAGACCTTTTCCATCACACAAGAAATAATCCCAGATTGAATCCAGGCGTGCATCAATTTGGTTGTATTTGATTACACGGTCGATAAAATCTTTGCGTTGATTTCCAAAATTGTCCTGGCTGGGGAAGAACTCAACACCCTGGCGGATGCCGAATAATTTCATCTGCGCCAAATGCGAGGCCACAACGCCCGTATCGACGACAGTGGAACTATCTTTGTCGATATAGGCAGTAATAATTTCGTTGAGCCTTGATTTAGCGTCGGCAGCCATTAAGTATCAGCCTCTTTATCTGTATTGATCTTAGCAGCTTTCTTTTGTTTCTTATGCCACAACCACCGGTCAAAGTAAGCCAACTCCCCTGGTGTGTACAACTCAGGGTGCTTGAGAGCTTCTTTGACCAGTTTTTTCTTTTTCATCAAGAAACCGTTTTAACGTAACCAGGAGGTAATTGTTGTCCGTATTGAGGACCTTGGAAAAAGCCTGCGTTACCCATAGGAGGAGTTCCACCCATTGCTTGGGGAAGCCTGGGGCGTGAACCTGGCACAGGAAAAAGTTCTTGACCTGGGCGCGGGATTAGTTGAAGAGGGACTCTTTCTGGATCTTCGTTCGGAAGATACGGAAATTTATATTGGGGTGTGGCTCCAGGGATTTGAAAGCTAGGGCGACCCGCAATGGTGCCTTGCATACCTGCTTCATTACCCATGTATCCACCGTAGTAACCAGCCATTCAATCCTCCAGTACTTCGTAACCAGCTATTTCATTCAGTCTACTCAATACAATTCCATCCCCTTTTAAATTCCATTCAAGAATATCACCTTCCTGCCAGCCAAGCTCTTCAGTTATTTCTTCGGGAAGAGTGATGAATTGATCACCGAATTCATCTTCTTGGACCTCAATAATGTAGCTCATTTTGACAAAAGCTTTTCCATTAGCTTATCAAGCTTAGTGTTAATTTGTCGAAAGTTATCGTGCATTTCCTGGATCTCACGTAAAAAATCTACCTTTAATACGTAGTCCATCGGCATTCGCCCAATCTGCTCTTGTAATCTATTCAGCTTATTTTCTTGCGCTATCACGTCGTCTGACAACTGAACCAAGCGTTGGTGAACCCTATATAAAATTTTGTTTGCGGCCCAGGACCCGCCTGTTACAGCAGAGACAACTGCCGTGAATGCAATTGCTAAGTACTCCGGACCCACAAAACTATTGCTTTTCTTTTAATTATAAGTTTAGTAATCAAATTGCAAATTGCTCTTTTTGGCTAGACCGTTAACCAACCAGACCAGTGAATCGACGCAATCATCGTGCCCACTTACACCAAAGTTGGTAAGCTCTTCAAACATAGTGTCAAAATTACGGTACTTGTTGAAGATAATCTTACGGTCTTCAAACAGGCCCATGATGCCACGGAAACGAGCCAGTTTATCCGCACGAAATCCTTTGACCGGGTGCCAGATCAAGTTAAAAAGACCATCGCCATTCAGGCAGACACGCTTGAAGTCAGCCTCTAAAGATGCCTGGTACTGCACGGCTTCAGACCATACATCACATGTTGAGTATGTTGGGAAGTAGTTGCCCTGTTCATCGCGGCCAACAATGCACCAGTCATTGAGAAGTTCTTTTAGTTCATCCAGTTTTTCCAGGTTGCCCATGACGCGCATGCGCCGATAATCAATAATGTGAATACAATCACCAATGCGGCCACCAAGCACAAATACGGTGTAATCATTTTTCTCTTTAGT